TTTTTTATTCCCAATATCATAAAGAAATTTTGGTGAGTATAAAGAATAACTATAATCATTGTCTTCATGCATAAATTTCTCCTTATCACTAACTTTAATTCCTTTTTTATACAAATAATATATTAATGTTTTTGTTTTCATATCTCCATAATGATATAACCTATAATTATTTATATTACCTCTACATAACAAACTAAACAAAGGTAATGGATCAGGTAATCCAAATAACTCCAGAGGTGTATTGAAAAGATCATTATAATCATCACTAATACAATTTGTCATACCAGGTAATAATGAATAGGCGTTTGCTAAACAATGTATATGTAATTTTTGAAAAAAATATAAAAAAGACTGATTACATCCTACTCTCATACATTCACCAACTCTAGATAAAGCAGCATCCATATCAATTTTATAACCAAGACATGGTAAATTTGTGTTTATTTCTTTTGCTTTTTTATTTGAGGATATAACATAACACCATTAAAAGAAATTTGGGAAACAAACTCCATAAAAATAAATTGACAATTTGTTTTCCTATCACTATCATTATACCCATGTAATCTCATCATTATCTTTTGTAATACTCTAAATCTTTCAATTTCTTCTCTGTCAGTATACAACAAAACTAAAACATAATCATCAGAATGTTCCATATGTTCTAAAATTAATTTTGTGTTTGGGTATATTTTTGTCCATATATACCATGTATAATTCATACAACAAACAGCTTTATATGAGGAGGCATAATTAAACATACCTTGTAAAAAGTTTTGTGTACTATGTATTTGGCCAGATGTTTTTATATCTGCATCCAATAAAAAAATTTAGTGTTTTGTTTACTTGATTTTTTTGTTCTTTTGGTATCATTACTTTATTGATTATGTCTATTGGTATTTGTATATACTTATCACTCCATGAATTGAATGTTGCCAACAATAATTTATACATATTTACAGGTATAAACTCCTCTAAACCAATACACATGGAAATAAAAGATGCCATAGTTTCAGCAGCGGACCATTTTGTACAATCACCATTTACATAACATATTTTGTAATTATCATCACTTGGTACATTATTGTAAATTCTATCCAACATTTTTTGCATTTTAATTATTTTTTCATCACCAGGTACAGATATTGCTTCATTAGGTGAATTTTCACTCATTTTTTTAAAAAAATTTTCTGTGCATCTTGCAATTGCTTTAGCACCAATATTTATAACATAAAACTCCCTTTTTGCACCATATTGTGCCTTTATGCATATATCTGCAATAACTTTACCATCATCATCTTTAATAAATTGATTTGCAATATCAACAGTTGATTTTATATTTTCATCACTTTCTAAATATGTTAGTAGTGTTTCAAATACTTTTTGTCTAGGTTTTCTCTCATTATAGTATGTTGATTTTGATTTTATATAGTATTCCTTGATATTAAGTATTTCTTGATCTGTGACTTTATCATCAACATATTTTCTTATTTTTGCTAGTTGTTTTTCTATCTTTCTTTTTGTTTTTTCTTTTTCCTCAGAAATTAATTGTCTATCAATATCATATATAACAGCTTTTGTGCTGACAAGTTCTGCAACAGATTCATCATTTATGCTATGGACTATCTTTTTAAAATTTGGTTTTTCTCTTAATATATTTTTTCTTATAGAATTGTAAATAAGTGCACCACAACAACCAATTTTTGTATTATACTTTAAATAATTATCTATTTCTTCAATACTACATATTGTACCACATTTTATGTTTTCAGGTAAATTATTAAATTGTTCCTGAAAATCTATAATTGTTTTTAAAGCACTTACATTTTCATGAAAAATGTTAGATGGTTCTTTCATTGTATGTACATAAATGAATGCCTCATCAACCACTTCATTAACTTCTGTTAGAAAATAATCACCCCATAAAGAGGGAATTTTCATATTTCCACCTGTTGACTCTTCTATTCTTATACCACTTTTAAATTCTGGTTGTGTAAGTAATATACTACCATCATGTGTAGACTTAAATATTAGTTGTAATCTTGTTAATATCCTTATTATTAACCAACATTCCAACGATGTTCTATATGGTGGTTCAAATTTTTCTTTTAACAATTTATTTATATTAGTATACATAGAAAACGAAGACATATATGCATATCTGTTATCCATTAATATTTCTGCCACTCTTTGATTTGTAGATAGAGCAATTATTGATCTAAGAGAAAATATATGATTATACTTTTTTGGAGTTAGATAGGATTCTTCATATACAAGATTCATAGCACTATTCATAGTACTAGACAATACAGAATAAAAACCATCTCTAATATGTGTTAGCTTAATTGTTGGTAGTCTCCTCCAATTACTAATTATAAGGAACATATCATTATCTAGTTTTATCTTTTTTAATTTACCAAAAAATGTACTATAGTATTCAGGATTTTTTGTGATTGCAACTATCATAAATGGTTTCCCTAGTTCAGAAAATAGTTTATTATAACAACCAGCCATAATATATAATATATTTGGGTTTCCCGCATTAAAGAAAGAAAAAGTTCTTGGTTTTGTATTCATTAGTGAATAATGAATAAGCTGACTAGCAATGTGGTGTGATTGTTTTTAAATAATTATAACACTTTGTTTTGTGGAAATTATCATAAAACACTAAATATCTATCTTTCATTTCTTTTTTCATTTTAATTGCCTCAAAACTATCCTTACCAGAAACTGTTTCAAAATACTCTCTATCATCATTTATATATGATGTTTTTTCATTTAAATAATTTATCATATTATCAACATTCTTAAATTCATCTAAATCAATACTATCTTTAATATCCCACTTATCAATATTTGGTTTCAGTCTAAAATAATTTATCCCAGTTTTAGACCATTGTTGCTTGAAATTATCATTTACACTAGAAGCAGGAATATATATAGTCTTATTATTTAGAACACATGTTTCATCATTTTCTTTTTTTATATATATCTATTTCTTCAAGATAATTATAATAAGAAGAATTAACCTTGTAATTATTTAATTTTTTTATTTCTTTTTTATTTTTTATTATATCATCATGTTTTATTTGGAAATTTGTTTTATTTATTTGAAAAGTTTTTTTGTTTTTTGATAATTTTTTGTAAAAATTAATATCTAATTTCTCACTATTTTTTTAAAAAAATCAAAATATTCTGTAAATGCTTTTCTTTCATCATAGTCTGTTTTTGTGTTTAATTCTCCTTTTTTATAATTACCTGTTTCAAATATTGAGTTATATAATTCTTTGTTTTCTGATTTTTCCAAACAAAAAATAATCTTATCACAAAGATCTTTAACAAACTGGACTTTAGGTTCGCTCAACAACTTTTTTACAGCATTATTTTCAATTATATAATTAGAAAAATTTAGAATCATTTTTTGTTCAGAGTTTTTACCTTTTTCATATTTTAAACCATTAATTTCTTCTTCAAAGGGTATTATTATATGATGAGTTGGTTTTGGTATTTTATGTCTTCTTTTTTTGTTATCATCGACAATATTCTTGTATGCATCATCAAATTGTTTTGTGTTACACTCATCATCAGAATATTTTTGGTATACTTCATTTTTTTTTTAGTTAGTATGGTTGTTAAATAACTTATCAAGTCATCCTCCTTAAATTCTTTTATTTTGTTTTTTAATTTTTCTTCATGTTTATAATTTTTATTGTAACTATCAAACGCTTCTTTGTTTATATTCAAATCAGAATAACTGCCCAAATTCTCTAGTTGTATTTCCACTTTGTTGCTATATTTTTCTAGTTTTTTGTTCTCAAAATATTCTTTATCAATATAAGAGGAAATAAGTTCTTTTTTTTTATTTTCTAATATTTCTGTACATTCATTGAAAAATAGAAAATCAAAATCATTTACAAACATAAAGCTAATTTTGTTTAACTCCTTTTCTAAATTATAGAAAGAAGAATGAATATTTACATGTAAATAAATGACTGAATACTCATATTTCTTTAACATAATTTCAAATTGTTTATATTTGTTGTATTTATCATATTCTGTTTTATGTATATCTATAGAAATAGAAACATCAATTATATAAGAAATATCTTTATACTTAAATATTATATCAGGTGTTTTTAAGAAGTTTTTTCCGTCATCAATAGGTACACCAAAATGTTCAGCAATAGTCTTCTCCTCAGACCATTCTTTACCTAAAGAATTTAACACACAAAAATGCAATACATTATGTCTATATTTTGTTATATCTTCAAAATACTCAAATAAAGAAACATTACTATTTCTATCTAGACCATCACTTGAATGTAAAAGTTCATATTTTAATTTTTCTTTGGAAACATTAAAATCAATTTTTTGCATATTTTAATTAAAAATAAAAAATAAAAATAATAATAGGTTAAAATATAAAGTAAAATTCGAAAAAAAGCC